GAGTCGTGCTAGTGCAGATGATGCCATGAAATAAATGTAGGTGGCCCCAGCATAGGCTAGGGCCGTTTAACTATCAAGCAGAGGTGCTGAAGTCAAAAGTAGGTATGCCAGCCGGACGGAAGGTGATTTCTACCTGCTGAGCATCGTCGGGATTGATGTTGAGGCTAGCGGTCAACAGCACGGCATCCATTGCGATGCTGCGGCTCAGCGCCTCAGTGCCCTGCTTGTCGGTATACAGCTTGAAGCCGCAACCAACCTGCTGACGCTGCAGCACGTCTTCCACCATGCGGTTCGACAGAGCGCTGTCTTCGTTGGTGACGTAGATGGTTGCAGTGCCGTTGCCATCAGCAAAACCAGGGATGTAAGCACGGAAGGGTGCGTACTGCCCAGCGGTTTGACCGATGGTGGTCACGTCGATTTCAGCACGGCTGATTTCAAAGCTCCAAGATTGAACTTGACCGACAGCGGCGTAATCGGCGTAGTACACCTCAAACTCGTTAGGTGCAACCGCAGTACCGTCGTCGGTGATGTTGACAGCGGCGCCACCAGACGTAGCGGATACCTGAAGGGCGCCAGAGCTGGCCGTATAGGCAATGACGTAGTAAGTGGTGCCAGCAGAAAGACCAGCGGGCAGAGTGCCTGTACCGGCTTCACCTGTCTGACTGTTAACAAGACGGAATTTGACTGGATCGCCAACCTTGAAATTGAGGTAAGGCTCAACAGTGATGGTTTCAGTGGAAGTATTTACGCCAGACTCACCGAAAGTACCGGTGGTGCCAGCGGGCTTGTAGTAGAGGGCGCCGGACGTACCGGACAGAACAGTGACAGCCATTGTTGTGAACGGTGTTGGCTACAACTAGTCTAGGTAGGCTTCAAAGGTAGCAGTTAGCTGAGTCTGGAAGTAAGGCTCAGGTGCTGCGGGCGTTATTTGAGCCGGTCCTGAGGCTGCGTCAAAGATGATGCTAGAAAACTTGGCGCGGTCAAACAAATCCTTGAGCCGCTCTGCAATGGTGAAATTTGCGGCAGCACCAACGCCAACTGGCGTAAAGACATTTAACACCAGCGTGCCGGTCTGGCGGTTGAATCCAGCCCCACCAGTCGGTAGCAGCGTGGCGTAGTTGTTATCGCCAAAACGGATGAATGCCTGCACCCATGGCGTGTTGTTTGGTGGCGTGAACGGTACGTTTTGATAGCTGACTGGATACACAGGCGCTATCGCCATCTGCGTTGCAATGCGCCCTTCAATCGCAGCGCGAACGTCGTTGTATGTGCTGCTCATGATTCCCTACCGATGCGGTCAGCGTTGACGCGGACAAAGCCTTGGATGTCCTTGGCAATCCCGCGCACCCAGCCTGGCCCGTCGGTTTGAATGCTGCTGCCTTGACCCAAGGGCGCTGTTTCCAGTTTTTCAGCATATGGCAGGTTATTGTGTACGCTGTAAACGTTGCCTAGCTTTTCTTGACTGTAGCCAAGCCGTTCAATAGGAGTAATCGCTGGATAATTACCTTCTGGCTTAACACCGCCGCCTGCGCTGTTTTCGCCTACTTGCCAGCTAACGCGAAAGCGTCCAGATTTGACCGGGCTTAGCTGTTTGACACGACTATCAGTCTCCAACACCGCAACACGCAACAGCTTTTCCATCTGCTGGCTGGCGTAGTCGCCAATATCAGCAACCCGGATGGTGCGTGCCATTATGCCCTCAGGATCAACTCGTAGGTGATTGCGGTATTGTCTTGCTCAATCGTAGTGACGCGGATCACTTGATACGCCACGTTGCCGATGATTACGCGATCTGCTGTAGTTGGTGCAGCGGCTACATCAGCAGCAGCAATCGCTAGCCGCTTGTCGCTGGCTTGGATTAGATCATTCACTTCTCGCAAATTGACATCTTCCAGCACACCACGCACTACGGTGTCGCTGGTGGTTTCAGCGGCAGTGCCGGTTGTGGTGTTGTAAGCGCCAACAGTGATGCGGCGGATCGTTGCCTCACCGCCAAACTTTGCCATCAGCTTGCTGGCAACCTTCCGTAGCGGTCCTGCTAATGCCATCAGACTCGATACGCGATGCAGGCGCCATTCTGAAGCTTGATGCTGGTAAACAAACCACGCAGTTCAGAGCCAGCAGGAAACGACTCGCCGTTGAGGCTATTGCCAGTCATGTTGGTGCTGACAATCGTGTCAATCTGCGTGTTTTCGTAGAAGTCGATGTGATGGAACCTGCCAGTATGCGTAGCGGTGTCATGAATGACTTCACCGCCAAGGGTGTAGTCAATGCCGTTACCTTGATGCCCTTTGAAGCTCATAGCCTGTATGCGACGACGGTGCCGCTGGTCAGCGTGATGCTGGTAAACACACCACAGATCTCAGTGCTTGCCTTGAACGGGATGGCACTCAGCGTGTTACCAGTCCAGTCTTGTGCGGTCAAACTGGCGATCACTGAATCCTCAAGCGCGACGATCTTGCCGAAGCGTCCGGTGTGCGCTGCGGTGTCGTCGATGAACTCAGCGCCGGGATATGCGTAGCTCATGATCGCTTAATGGCAAAGTTGCCTGGTCCACTAATTCTAAGCCCGGTTAGGTATCGCTCCACGATCGGCGGAATCTTATCCACACCAACAGCGCCGTAGCCAAGGTTAGGCGTCACGTCAATACTGCCGATCTTGACGTTCTTGTAATCCTCCAGCCCACTCAGCCCGATGCCGTCTGGGTTGTTGTGCAGATAGACCGCCAACACCACCTGCGCGTACTGCACCTGCTGCGGGATCTCAGTGTCGGTGTAATAGTCCGTGGTGATGCGGAACGGAAAACCTACGGCGTAGGTGTTGATGTAGGTATCAGGCTTCCGTACCCCAGTGCGCGGCCACTGCAATGCTTGCGTATCTGTAGCGCGAGCACCTAGGAACCGCTCACGATCTAGCCGTTGCGTTGCCGTAAACAGTGCGCGGTTCTTCTGATCCGTCGTAGCCGATGCCCATGCGGTCACATCAGCATCCTGCACAAAGCCATCAATGATCGCTTGTGCGTTGTTCAGCGTCAGGTAGCTGTTGGCGTTTGCGCCCCCTACCGTTGCGTCGATTGAGATTGCCATCGGTAGGTGGCTCCTGTAGGTCTAGTTTAGGTGCAGGCTCTGTAATAGAAAGAGAGGCCGCCTCCGTAGAGGCAGCCTCCAGTTCACGCAGTCGCCGGAAAGCGAACAGCCCCATCAGCCGCCCTTGCGATACACAGTGAAGGCAGGGGTGCCCACTGCGGTGCAGACGAACACGTAGGTTGCACTGGTAGCAGCAGCCACGGTTGCCATACCAGCCACGCCGCCAAGGGTGATACCTGAAGCAGCAGCGGTCAAAGTGATGGCATGAGTGGCGGCAGCCACATTCACCACGGTCAGCTCGAAAGCAGTACCGATCGCCAGCGGGCCACCGAAGAAAGTCTTCAGCTCAGCGCCGGTAGGAGTGGTGAGCGCACGACCCGCAGAAGGGGTCATGGTCACTACACCGTTTACTGCTTCAGCAGCAGTCAGCGTGGTGGCTTCGTTAGCAGCAGCCTTTACAGGACGCTTGCTAACAGCGATTTCCTGAACCGAAAGGTCAGAAGTCAGCTCAAAAATAGAGGAAGGCATGGCTAATTACCTCAATCAAAGTTGGAGGCGTTCGTCGCACGCACGATCCCAAGATTCTTGAGTTCGTACACTTTCGACCAGTTACCCACGGTCTCCAGTTGAGCGCGAGTCGGGTTCACGGTAGTGACACCCCACTTAGCACCAACAGGGTGGTAGCAGTAGTGCAGGTCGATCGACATGGCATCGCTCTTAGCGAGGATGTCACGGTCAGTTTCGGTCTGCATTGCGAGCTGTTCGCCCGATGCCACTGCACCTGCAGTGAAGAAATAAGTGGCGTACTTAGTGGAAGAACCACTGCCGCTGGTTTGCACATCGTCACTGACGATTACTCGCAGACCCATATACGTTGGCACAGTCACATCACCGCCGTAGGCAGCAACCATCGAACCACCGGATTGGGTGCTGGTGGTGCCACGAGCCTCAAGGGTGGACACATAGTCGATTGCCTTGCGCTCAACCAGGTCGTAGTAGACCTTGGAGTGCATAGCAACGGCTGCCAGCTTGTCGCCTTGATCCCCCAGCAGGCTGCGGGCTTCAGCAACGTGACGCGGGGACAGAGCGGTCGGGGTATCACCCGATTCGCCGTCGATGGTCAGGTCGAAGAAAGCAGCAGAGCTACTAGTGCTAGCAACAGCGCCGAATACACCGCCAAGACAGGAGAAGAGATCCTTTTGACGCTGGTTGGCAACGTAATCAGCGATCTTGGCGCCGATGGCAGCCATGGGATCGGAACCAGCAGCAAGAGCAGCCAGATCACGAGCCTCAAAGGCACGCCCACGGTGCAGGATCACACCGATCTGCTTGTCGGCAGTGATTTTGCCAGGGGTCAGGGAGGAGCTATCGGTCAGCACCTCGAAATCACCGGAAAGGTTGGCTTTCCAGAAGGGAACGTTGATAAAATCACCGCCCTCGGTGGCATTCAGCTCCGCCATAGGCTGCACCACACCGGAAGCCAGGAAGGCATCACGCTGAGTGGTTTGCTCAATGACGTAAGGCGTAAATACCTCGGGGATGATGATGTCAGAGCGAAGAGTCGCCACGACAAGTCCTCAAGATTGGTTTACGGGTGGGCGCAGCCCTAGGCTCAGCGTGGCGCAGCCATCACGAGCAGACAGATAAATACTAACGCCCGGCTGATGCTTTCAACTTTTCGTACAAATCACGGTCAGTACGGAATAGACGTGACTGTTCGGTGAGGTTGAAAGACTCAGGAGCGAACGGGTTTTTGATGCCTGCTGGGATCTCACCGCTGCTTCGACCAACGGGTGCTCCGCTGCCTTGTGGCTTGGGTTGCTTCTGCATCCAAGCTGGCAGTTGCTTTGCCCACTCCTGCACTGGTGTGCGTTGGTAGCCGTCCACTACCACGACGGTGCCGTCTGCTTCGCGTTCAATCTTGTCCGGTGACAGCTTAGTTTTCATCACCAAGTCAGGATCATGCACGATGTCAGCCAAGGCGCTGACAGCAGGTGTAAGGAGTTCAAGTTCACGGACACGGACTTCAAGCTCTGAGATGCGCTTGTCCTTCTCCGCCGTCGCCTCACGGAACTGCTGCTCCAGAGCCTGTCGGGCCTCTTGATACTTGCCTTGTGATTCGAGCTGCTGCTGTTCGTAGTTGCGCTTGAACTCCAGTAGTTCATCGACGTTTACCCCATCCGGCAGCTTCGGTGCTTTGGACTTGGCTTGGCGCAGTTCAGCGATCAGTTCTTGGTTTTTACGTTCCAGTGCTTCGACGCTGCGCTGCAACGAATCGGCATCAACCGTAGGAGCCGCAGACTCTACGGTTTGGTTTTCTTCGGACATGGATAACCCGCAGGGTTAAATTGCTGGCGTATCATACCTGAGCCAACAGAAAAACCAATGGAAATTATTGCGGCTGACGACGATGGGATTGGTACACGCGGCATCCGTCAAGCTTTAAGGCGAATCATTGATATTGATGAAGACGGAAATAAAGCGGCAGTTTATAGTGCCGTTGGCAATCTTCATTTATCAAAAGTGATCGCCGTTGCCATTGATGACGATGGCGATCTTGTGCTTATCACCGAAATAGCCCAAGTCATAATGGAAGACTTAGGCACGTGGGATGAATTTACTGACTAATCAGCGCCCGCGCTTTTTAATCATCGTTGCAAGGCTACGCTTCGCGCCAGCAGCTTTACGATTTTCTGCTGCACTACGCAATGGCGAGGACTTACGAGCCTGGCTGCTTAGTTCTTTGAAGCGAGTTTTCGCTGCGCTAGGGGCTGCTTTGCTCATTTTCTTGGTGCCTTTAGAAGCAGCTTTAGAGCGTGCTTTTCCAACTTGAACGGCACTGGCCTTCATGCCAGCACGAGTACCTGCGCCTGTACCAGTACCTTTTGTTTTCAATCCTTGAACATTACTGGAACGAAGACCACCAGCACGCTCTTGAGCGCCTTTGCCACCAGCAAAGCCTTTAGTTTTAACGCGACCACCAATCGCTGTTGTACCTTTGCCTTTTAATTCTTTTGCTCGGGCTGTATTAGCTGAACGAGTAGATCCACCCTTTTTGCCACCACCTCTACCGCCTTTTTTGCCACCACCGCCGCCACCGCCTCCGGCGAAACGACCACGAGAATCACGTTTATAAGTGCGTGCCATTTGCTCAAAGGAAACTCAAATAGATTTTACTTGTTGCCGGTTGATTCAGATTTGATTTCAAGCACTAGATCACCAAGCTGAGCGAGCCTGACAACCTGCCCACCACTTTGCTATGTCGCAGAGCTAAAGGACTGGATTCATTACCAAGAAGCTACCACTTCTCCTTGTCAGCCCAGTAAGCAGCAGACATCTTGCCCTTAGCGATATTGCTGGCATGACGCGCCTTGAACGACGCACGCCGCGCCTTTGCTGCAGCAGATTCACCCTCGCGCGATGGGCTGCCGCTAACACCTTGCTGGCCGAAGCGGATCAGTTTTACTTTGTCACCTTCCTTGGCGAGCACCGCATGGGATTTGTTCGGATGCTTTGGCGTCCGTTTTGGCTTGTTGTAGCCGTCAAACTGCTCGCCACGGTAAGTGATCATTTGCGGGGTGCCGCCTTCAGCTCCGAACGTTTTTTGATGACAGCGTTACCAGTTGATTCAGATTTGATCCGAACGATTGGATCGTCCTGACTGCCAACACGAGTAACACTGCCACCGCTGCGTGTCGCAATAGTGGCGCGTTCGCCGCCGATGCTAGTAACCACGCCAAAGGTGCGGGAGCCTTGGTACATCCAACTCACTCTGTCACCGCGCTTCACTTTTTCTTGCCTCCCTTCTTGGACATTGGCTTTTGAGGTTTGGCTGGTCCGGTGTACTTAGGCATCTGCTTTGAGGCAGCTAATTTCCCATGCTACTTAGCCTTCAGCTTGCGCTTGCGGCTTTTCCCTGCTTTTGCTAAGGCGATTGCCACCGCTTGCTTTTGCGGCTTGCCTTTTTTTATCTCGGTTTTGATGTTGGCTGATACTACAGCCTGCGACTTCCCCGGCTTCAGTGGCATGACGCCATTCCTCAATACCTGTCAACAATGTAGAGCCGTCTGCTGTTGCCCAGCCCTTGTCGGTGTAGACGGCTGGCACCCACGCCTCGCCGTGCAATGCTTCTACTACATCGCTTTTGATATGGAAGATTCTTCCATTCCTGAAATGCCTAAGGCTAGGTAGCTCCATAGCGTCTCCTGAGTTGATCCAAGGTTAGTTCGCTGCCATCGTCGCGCACTAGCTTTGCCATAGCATCCTTTGCTCCATACTTCTCTACAAGCATGTTGAAGTAGGGCACTTTTTCCTTGCCGAGTACTTCTGCTTTGGTGGTAGCGTCCTGTTTGTTTAGCCACTGCCCGTAGGTTTGATCAGCAGGCACCTGACCGTCCATGCTGGCGCGTTTGCCAAGCGGCGGCGGTGTAAAACCTAATGCCTTGTAGTCAATCACTGGCACCGTGGTGCTGCGGCAGTTGAAGTGCTGCGGTGGTGTTGGACCTTTGCCGTATTCAAACTCTCTACCATCCAATGCACGGCAAATGCTGCTGGTGCGAGCGTCCAGTGTTGCCACATAGCGATACTTTTGAGTGATGTCTTGGTTAGCCTCATAGACCTGTTGACTGGCGGCATTGGCTACTTGATTGACGCTGGTACGGACTAGCGTCATCACCTGATTGTCGGTTGCTTGAGTTAGCTCACCGCCTTTCTGCGCTAGCTGCCTGACACTGCCAGCTTCGCCTAGCTGTAGGTTGCCGATCAGGCGTTTGGCGATGGCAGGTGTTGGTTCGCCTGTCAGTAAACCATTCCGCACAACTTGTGAGAACCGCTCAGCCTGATCTGCGGCGATGCCACGGAATGCTTTCTGTACAACCTGTCCATTTGGCAGCGTGATCGTTGCACCCTGCGCTGCAGTCAGGCTGAACGTCTGCGGTGCGCCTTGCACAGCAGCGTATAGGTCGTCGCTTAGGGTGACGACGTTGATCTGGGTTGGATCAGTGGTGACCACAGACTGTGCAAACTGCGGACTGATTTCTACGGTATTGACTGCGTTGCGAGCACCGGCAGGCAAAGCACGTCGTAGTTGATCTGTAACAAACTCAGACTGCAGCAGGGCTAAGCCTTGCAGTTCGCTACTGATCGTGGCGACGCTGGCATCAGACCAGGTGCCAAGCGAATCCTTGAGCTGCGCCAAGATTGCACGCAGCCTGGCAGCTTTGACCGGCGCTGCTAAGTCATCAATGGTGCGTAGCTGATTGACTGCATCAATGATGATGTCGTTATACGAAACGACGAGCTGTTTTGCAACGCTATTGCTGTAGCGGTTTAGATCGATCGCGTTACGGTACAAGCTGGCAGGTGTGCTCACGGATCTATCCCTATATCAGCAGGATGACAAGCTGTAATTGAGTAAACGTCAGCCCCTTGTTTCAGAGCTTCTTTGAATAAACCTACCAATGCCTCGCCTGTTTCTTCTCCTGCATCTTCAATGTTCATTTCTTCTACGGCATAGATTCTGCCCTGCTTGAACCATGACACCCTGACGATGGCGAATAGATCAGGCGGCAATTTGCCCTGTACGCAAGACAGTTGCTGCTTACGTGGTTTCTTGAAAGCGCCCATCATCAGCCACATCAGCATGGTTACATCATGCCGGGATTTGTTCTTCGTCTTCGTCGTCTGGCGATTCCTCAGGCATTTGTTGCATTTGCCGTGGCTCAGGCTGCGCCATCTCGATCAGGCCGCCATTTTGCGTAGCTTCTAGTTCCTCTTCTACATCAAAGTCATCGCCAAGGATTTCACCTTCGCTGAGCTGATCGAGGAGGGTTTTCTGCGTGATGGTGCCAGCGGTATAAAGCTGCAGCAGAGATTGGATCTCCTGCGGTTCAAGGCGCGAGCCCAAGAAGTCGCGGTTGATATAACTGCTACCGGCTTCAGGGATGTTTAGGTATTGCGCGTGATAGGTCAGGCAGTTATCGATCAGGTCTTGCATGTTCTGCGCGATGACCATCATGGTGCTGTCGCCTTGGCTGCGGTCGATGCGCTTGGCTTCGGCGGTTTCAGCCGATAGCTTCTGACCGAGCACAGCGGACAAACCTAGTTCGTTGATTTGATACGCGATCTGTTCTAGGCGCTTGAACTGCGCTTCAAAGCTGTTGCCGCTTGGTTCGATGTATTCTGCCCGTCCTTCTGATGGAAAGGCGATTGCTTCACCGGGACCGGCGCTTACTTCCTCGGCAGCAGATGGGAAGCCAAAGAATGCCAGCATCGGCACTGCGCTGATGTGTAGTTGATTGTCTAGATCAGATTGGATTTGATACGCCTTAAGGTTTAGCTCCGCGATGTCTTCCATCGGCGGACGTGATTCCATAAAGTTGATACGGTTAGCGTAGGCAACGCTGAATGGGATGGTGTCTAGCGTTGTGGTGCCGCTGTCGAAGATTTCAAAGCCGCTGGTCTTTTCATCGCGGCGGTGGATCTCAAACCCGCCAGGGGTTAGCACACGCACCTGTTCGACTTCCTTTTCGCCATACAACCCATCAGCAACGATCACTCGTTCCATCAGGCGAAGCTGGCTCAGTTGCTGTGCGCCATCTTTTAATTCAGTGCGCCAGCCTAAGATGTCACGCGGCGTATAACTGCACCAATACGGTCTTCCGTTTTCACCAGCAGCAGGTGCATCCACAAGCACGCCAACATGCCCGTAACGCACCATCTTGCGTGCGGTTTCATAGGTCCAGACGTTAAGGTCGTTACCGAGCAGGTCTACATCGAATAGTTGCTCGCGGACCAGATCAGAGACATCGTTTAACCTGACCGGCTTGCGCGTCAACATGCCAGCCAGCATCCGTTCTAGCCGAACGTAATATGGCGGACAAACGCTTCTAGCTAAACGATTATCATACGATTCATCAATTTCTCTCGGCTCTTGTGGAAGATAGCGGCGATGCTTTTTTCGCATCGTAAAAGTACCGCCTAGCAAATCTTCAAGCAAAATCCAGTGTGCTTCTTGCGCGTGCCACGCAGTGTTTGGATCGTTAACCTTGGCAACCGTGCGAGTTGCCAAAGGGCGGTCATACGCACGGAAACCTGAATACATGGCACTACATCAATAGACAAAGTTTAAGGGGTTCGGTGTTACCCGAACCCCAAGTTACCTCATCCAACCGAACCCCGCCCAACCTGGCAATGCGCTGCCATGCCGAATCGAATCCTGCCATACCTGTTCTTGAGAGAACAGTAGGGAGGGCGGACCCTCCGTACTGCCGTCTGCAGTCCATGTTTTACCTGAGCCCGCCATAACAGAACGCACCGATCCGCAACATATCCGACCAGATTTAACCATGTCTGCCCCCAAAGAGAGCAGCAGAGGGAGCCGAAGCCCCCAGTGCTGCCGTCTGCAGCTTTTACCGCAGCACACCTAACCCGACCTGACCGAACCTGAACCGACACGACCGAGCCATAACCCGCCTGATCTGGATTCCTAAGAACCCAGCGGAGAGGGCCGAAGCCCTCAGCGCTGAGATCATCAGCTTTTACCACGCCCTTGCAAACACTATTGCGTCCCGCCGAGCCTCATCCTGCCCCGCCGAGCCCTGCCGTTCCGTACCGCATCCTGCCACGTCTGGACTTACACCACTTGGATGCCAGTGCTGAAGCGCCCATGCTTAGGCCGCCAGTCGCCTAGGCCGACCAGCTTGCCGGCATCAGCGGCGATCTCTTCAATGTCACGCAGGTTCAGCACATCAGGGTCAAACTGCGCAGTTGCGACCAAGCTCCAGTTGCGGAACATCGGCCTAGTGCGCATGACCTTTGCCATGCCGACTTTGACGCCAACCGTATGGGTAAAGTCGCCGCTAGCGAACATCTCGCTTAGGGTGTCGTCGTTGATTTCACCCGGCTTGCCAGGGAAATCAAGCGGTGCGTGCTCAGTAAAGAACATGCCGCACTTGGCTTGTGGACCACGCTTTGACTTCTTGGCGCCGTTGATGAACACCGCTTCAAGCACGTAGTCGGGAATGACCAGCTCGTCGCGGAAACGGTACAAGCCAGCAAGCCACTCAAGCCTTGCCATTTCGTCGTAGTCAGCGTCAGTTTTCTTCCGCTTACTGCTTACCGCCTTCATTGCTTTGGCGTAGGTATTTCGCGGATCTGCTGTTTGACCGTTGTGGCACAGCAATGGGCTCTCGCCCGAAATTGTGATCTGAATCGTAGTTAGGTTGGACACGTTTTGTCTGTGACGGTACAGAAAGAGAAGGTGCAGCAATGCTTGTTGATTGCACTTGCTTGCGTGGATCTAACTTGAAACGCTGCTGCCTGACTGAATTGGTGATGCCGTCGTGGCAGGTTGGGCATAACGTCAGGAGATCTGACAGTTGCTCGTTACCAAATGACGGGTACTTGAAGTCCGGCGGTCCAGCGTTCTTGTGATGCACTTGCAAGGCTGACCAGCCAAGTTCTGCAAGTTGAGCTGCGGTAATGCCGCAACCTTGGCAGGTGTGGTGGTCGTGATCAAGGCGTTGCTGCCGCTTGCGTTGCCAAGCTGCTGACTGGTAGTAAGCCTCCATTTGTGGTACGGTGTCGGCGGACCTGGTTCGATCCGGTTCAGATCATACCACAATCAGAGCATGGCGCAAGGTGTTCGTGTCCAACTGGTGTTGCCACCAAGCGTGGCAGAGGCGCTCAAAGTAAAAGCCCAAGCGGAAGGGCGCACCGTTTCCAGCTTGGGCTCGTTTTTGATTGAGTCTGCGCTCAAGCAGCAACAGGCTCGTTAACAGCAGCAGACAAGGTTACAGACTTGCCGCGCACTTTGATCTCAAACTCATCGCCGGGTTTGAAACCCATTTCCTGAACGTAACCTTCACCGATGGACAGTTTGCCGTTGAATTGCACCTTGGTTTTGTAGCTCAAGCTGCGACCACGCTTGGCGGCGGGTTTTAGGTCAAAGCCCTTGGCTTCAAGGAGTGCTTCGTAGAACTGGGTGAAGCAGAGCTTGTCGCCTTTGACGTAACCACACTCGCGGACGAGATCAGACTTGTTCATGTCGCCGCATTCTTTGACTTTGGCGATGAGATCAGAGCCGGTGAGCATTAGTAGGGTAAAACCGGGACGCTGCTGAGTATAGCCTTTAGTACAGGCGGACGCCAGTACTTCTGCCAGCGCCAGCGTGAAGTGGGTTGAACTCGCGCCAGATTAGGTAGCCGAGCGCGTCGTTCATGTGGTCATGCCCGGCATCCTTGTCAGGATCGCCCTTTTCTGTGTAGCACTGGAGTTCTAGGCACTCGATCAGGCGTTTGCAGGTGTGACTGATTTGTAGGCGCACTTGCCCTTTGCCGTTTTCTAGCAGCGCTTGGACAGCGGATACACGGTCACGCACTGGCGGGTTCGCCCGTGGTGACTGGTTCGACATCCCGTAGCTTTCGAGGATCTGGATGTCGGTTTGGGTTGCGTTGGTGCTGCGGTTACCACCTGAGGCGTCTGGGTAGATGTAGATACGACGGTCTGGGTAGCGTGCTTTGATCTGCTGCGCTAGGGCATCAGTGTCGTGAGCACCGCTGATCTCGTCAATGACGAGCAGGTTGGTGCCGAGTTTGACGCCGATGATGGCGGACATGTTGGCAACGTTGAAGTCAACGCCGATGCGTAACGGTTCGCGGTCAGTGTCTGGCAGGCTGCTGATGACGTGCTTGCTGCGGTCGAAGCGGTCGTAAACGGTGCCGGTGGTGAGGTTTACAAACTCACCGTCAAGGTATGCCTTGAGCAGATTGGGGTCGTAGTTCGCTTCTAGACGCTCAATGAAATCTGTCGGCAGGTGTGGGTTGTCTGCTGACCGCATCTTGATGAGCTTGCGATCTTGACGATCTTTGGCTTGCTCGCTGCCGAAGGTAGTCCACATCCAGCGGAAACCTTCTGGCGTAGATGCTGCACCGAATTGGCGAACGTTGCCGGAGCGTAGGCGACCAAGGATCTTCGGGAATGCCTTGTTGGCGATAGCTGGATTGACAGTGTCGATCTCATCGGCAAGCACCCAAGCAAGGTTCAAGCCGATGATGCGGCTCCAGTTCTCGAAGCTGCGGCACAAAATCTTGGTGTCACCGCCTGGCAGGTGGAGCATGTACTCAGGCAGCGGGCTAGCGCGAAAGGTGTAGGGGATCTCGTAGTGTTCCAGGAAGGCTTCAAAGTCTGTCTGCCAAATATCGCGGATTAGGGGACCAGTCGGCTCCATGACAGCGCCAGTGAAACCTTGGTTGGCGGCTGCGAGTGTGACAGCTTTTGCCGCTAAAGCTCGGGTTTTCCCGGCCCCATAGCCGGCGCTGATGCCAATGATCTGCGTTGTGTTGTCATCAACAAAGGCAAGCTGTCCAGGGTGCAGATCTGCTTTGATGCGATCCAGGAGCTGATCAGTATTGATTAGCTCGCCGGAATAGTTGAGTTGCTGGAGGATATGACCTTCTGGCGCTGCAGAAAGAATGCTCACGAGCAGAGCTGCGCCAATCTGGCAGCGGTGTTGATAGCACCAAGTGCGATGTGATATTGCCCAGCGCGACGGGCTTCAATTTGCAGGGTGGAGCACTGGGAGAGTAGATCAGCGATCATTTGCGGTCGTTCGATGTCCCAATCAGCGCGTAGCTGATCACGAGCCATCTGAAGGTATTTATCAACAGAGCGCTCTCCTACCCCCCAGTTTTCGGCTGCAAAGCGAACACAGTCCGACCTACGCCCACCGTTAGCGATGATGCGAGCGAAGCGTTGAGCGCGTAGTTCAGTTTCTGCTGTAGTACCGCGATGAGTTGCCATTTATGCGTTGAATGGCCTAGTGCAGTGTAGGTATAGCATATTAGCGGCAATATTTTTCATGAATAATTTTAGGACAGACCTTATTCCAATCGTGAGTGTGGTGAAGGCGAGGATTGGAATGCCCCATGAGTTCAATCCATGTTGAGGATGGAGAGATCATGACGGTGTAGAAGGATTTTACATAGGTGCCACTTTCTTTATAGGCTTCAGTGATGCCGCCTTTGTTTTTTTGAGTTTGAGCTTGTTCTAGTTGGATAGGGCAGTAGGTGAAGAATAGTTTGCCGGTAGCGCCGTGTGAGATGTAAGTGTTGACGTCGTCGTTGAATTTACCGATGAAGTTGAAAGGGCGTTCAGAGTCACAGAAAAATGAGTTCATTGCTTTACGCAGGACTCGTCTTGCTTTGAGTGAATCTGTGTTGTAGTCACCGCCTTGAGAGAAGGCGATGCTGGAGACGGATGGTGTTTCCTGGAGGAATTGGACCATGCCAGCGAAGATGAGATCTAGGCTTTCAGCGCGAAAGTTGGAGTATTTTGGCGGTTCTGCTGGATTTTTACGACCGATGCGGCGGTAAGCGAACCAGCTGTAGTCGTCGTCGAGTTGACAGAAGAACCGGCAGTTTACTTGTTTGGCTAAGTACCAGCAGGCATTACGAGCCCATAGTGGAGTGCGTCTATCAGTTGATATGTCGCAGGAGTCTGTTGTCTGCGCGATTTTAGCTTTTGAGAATACGAGGACTTTATCGCCGTAGGTTGCTTTGTACTGATTGCCAGTAGGATCTTCGTCATCAATGACGATGTACCACTTACCTGTGTAGCCAGATCGCTGTAGGGTCTCTAGGGTTTTAATGTTATCCGGTCTACGATTTGACAGGATAAAAACGCAGAAGTCATTACGCATGGGGATGATCCTGGTTGAAAGCTTCTTCTACGCTTTGATCTAGTTTGACAAATCCGTTTTGGATTGCCTGTTCAAAGTCAATGATGACGAGAGCAGAGTCTTCAAAGAGTGTTTGAATTTCTTTCGGTGCTGTGGAGTAGAAGTCAGCAATCTTGCTGTAGTTGAAAGCTGTATGGCGATGAGCTGCTGAAATGAGGAAAGCCCTTACGTCATCAGGGATGTCAGCGTTTTCGATTTCAGCGATTAGCTGATTTGTTTTGGTTGGATCGTAGAGCTGTTTAGGTTTATGGATCTCACCTGTGGGCTCGTAGATCGGTGCGTTGGTTTTGTTTGTGTATGGGCTGTCTTCGTCGAGAGCTTCTTCAGTACCGAAGAGGTCTTCTAGTTCTTTCTTGTCGAACCAAGCGGAGATGTCATGTTCTTCGCTGAGCTGATAAAGCATGGCGCCATCCCACTCGCTGAGATCGCTAGTGCGGTTGTCAGCTAGTGCAAGACCTACCTTTTCGTCTTCTGTAAGACCAGATCGTCTGACGGCAATGACCTCATCACCTTCTGCGTCGATGATGCGTACGTTTTTGATGCCAGCAGCTTTAGCACCTTCGATGGTGCCGTTACCAGCAAGAATGCGGTTGTTTTCGTCGATGACGATAGAACGAGCCGCACCGTAACGCTTGAGGGATTCTGCAATAAGCATTGCAGAGCGATCAGTACGCTTACGAGCGTTTTTATGATCGTGCTTGAGATTATTGATTGAGGTCATACAAAAGTTTTAGACAGGATGCCAGAAAGGATTAGTTTTGAACTCATCAGCAAGAACCTTAGCGTATTTTGTGGCATCGTCAAAACTTTGTATGTGACCAGATGCACAAATGATATGCCTAGCTGTTCCATTGATTGATGTAACGCTAAGAGCTCGTGCAGTCTCGTCGTAAGAAAACACAATCTCCTTGCCGTCAACATTTACAGAAAAAGTCAGGCTCATTTGATCATTGGCGTGTTTTAAATGTTAACGCTTTAAGCTGGTTGACTTTTGGTTCAACAAGATGATGTGATGAAACTATGCCACAGTTTGCACCAATGCAAACACGCACGCAACCATCAGACAAGTTTTCCAAGGTCGGTTGGACAGATGAGGCGGCAGATTCGATCAGTGAGTTCAGGCGGTCTCTCTGGGTCATGACGCTGGCGGTAAAGGGCTGTCAGGTAGTCATCCATCAGTGTGAGCAGCTCCTGCGGGCTGGCTGGTTTGCGTTTGCGTTTTGACATGGGTGGTGGGCTTGTAGATGGTGTTGAGCACTGCCGCAGCAACGGCTTCGATGATTGGACGCGGTGCACAGCCACAGGAAGCCGCTAGAGCGGCCTGTACGGCGCGGTGATAGGCGTTAAGGGTGAGAGGAGCTACAGAACCGCTAGCGCCCACTGCAGGGTCACCTAGCGCCCGCAGACGCATCAGCGTGGAGCGATCCATGCCTAGCGCCTGCGCTTGACGAGTGATGTGAGCGTTCTCGTCTGGTGTCAAGCCGACCTTTACGGCGGTGCGCTTTTCGCTCATATCTCAGTAGGGAAGCGGGGTTTCGGTGGTGTCAGGCTGGAAATCCCTTGGATCAGTGACTTGGACGTGCGGGCTGGCGTAGTGCTCAGGGTCGCGTAACAGGTTGCGGTAGCTGCTTGGGTTGAGGTGACCCGGTGAAGGGGTATCGAGATCTTTCAGCGTGCAGCGGCCTGCAGCGATGAGGCGTTCTAGGAGCTGACGGGCGCCGTGCTCAGTGGACAGGCGTTCTAGGCGTTTTATCGCCATTAGGAGAATGCCTCCTGCCGTTGGCGTTCCTCGTGTGCCCATGGATGACGCACGAAGCGCCCGATGGGATTTTTGACGCCAGGAGTTTGAACGGGCGGGCAGTAGGTGCAGTAGTAGCCCTCGCTGTCGTACATGCCGATGGCGTTCTCGCTGCTGACCGGGCTGTAGTGAAAGCGTGGATCGCCTAGCTCGGTTTCAGCGAAATGCTGCGAACCAGCAAGGCGGTAAACGGTCTTTGGCGAAATCCGCTCCTTGTTGTCAAAGACCTGGTGGACGTACTTGTTCCGGTTGTCGTAGTCGAAAAGTTTGAGCGCCATCAGAAAACGTAATGTTCGTGGTTGATGTGTTGAGCACCAGCAGGACGCTCGCTCACCGTTGCATACCGTTCGTCACGCAGCCAGCGGAAGCAGTCGGGCAATGGGCTGACGAAGGCGTCACCGGCTTGCTGCTGAAACTGGATTTCCGTTTCAAGCGCCTTGGTCAAGGTGTCAGCTGATTCGGTACGCAGGATTTTATTCCATTGCGCAAGGGCTTTTGGCTTCGACTGACTGGCTGCTCTGACCGGTGCTGACAGGTACAGCTTCCAAAACTGCTCAAAGGCTTCTGAGCCCTTTGTCCTGGCCCGCTGCTTAGTCCGTTCTGACACTGCTGGAAACTCGCTTTCCAGCTTTAAAAGGGTTTTTGTTATGGGTTCTTGGTAATGGGTTTTTGTTTGTAGGTCGTTTTCGACCTGACCCCCTAGGTCATTTTTGACCTGACCCCTAGGTCGATTTTGACCTGGGTCGATTTCGACCTGGGTTGGTTTTGACCTAGGTCGTTTTTGACCTGGGTGGTCGATGGTGACGTGGTAAACGGCGGTAAAGCCAGGGCGTTTTTCAACCTGAATCCAGCCCGTTTCAACTAGGGTGCTAAGCGAGCGTTGTACCATCTTTCTGGTAACACCGGAACGCTCTGAGATCGTCTGCAATGAGGCATAGCAACCCTTAGGAGAGTTCCAGCCAAAACGATGTAGCCACAGGTAAACAACGATTGCACGTGGATCTAACCCTGAATCGAGCAGATCGTATGGTGCAACTGCAAATGCAGTTGACTTGACAGCAGCCTTCATGTAGACTTTGTAAGTGCTTTTGATCAAAGCCGCCTTCCCGAGCCTGGGTGGGCGGCTTTTTATTTTACCTAGAGAAACCCAGTTGTAAACCCTAGTGTTACCAGGCTTCTGTTTTGCTTCTGGTTTCGTTTTCTATCTTTGTAATCGCTTGATCTAGAAGCATATTGATATAGCTTTTTTTCGTCTGATATGAAGGACGGATTAGCTCGATGCGATCAAGCAGTGTTTTGTCTACTGCAATCTTGGTGCTTTCGCTGATCATTTGCTGTACAAGAGGAACTTTTGTGGTAGGGTGTGGTGCCCTGCCCGGATCATAACCTAACCCATGTTGGACCCAATACCGGACCTGGAGTTTCATGCCGGGCTGCACCGCTACCGCTTCAAGGGCAGGTGGTTGCCGTTCAGTGTCTCGCGTGTCACCAACAAGACCAGCCTTGAGCAAGCTGCTCAATTTGAGCGGACAAAGCACATCTGGGCACCACGCGGCAATACCGTTCATGCCTTCTGCGAATCCATGCTTCTTGGGCAGGAACTGCCAGAAACCGAATACCAGGAGTGGACAAAAGCAATGCAAGAGTGCTGGCTGCTGCGTGACTCCGAACCTCTAGCTGTTGAATATCGGCTTTGTGATGCGCGAAAAGGTGTTGGTGGCAGCTTCGATTTTTTACTTCGCAGTCCACACGGCAAAGTGATCTTGGGTGATCTGAAAACAGTTGGTAACGAAACCGCTGTAGATCGCAGACAACCTGCTAAAGCTCAGCTTGGTGGTTACCTTGCCATGCTGATTGACCACCATCCCAAGCTGACGGTGGATGGCTGCTACACAGTGGTTGTCGGACCAGGACGCTGCAGGCTGATTCAAAACGAGCCTAACGAGTGCTTGATGTCTTGGATTGATGCCTGGGATGCGTTCAAGATGACGGAGCTGCCGTTTTGAGCGAGCTTGACTGGACAGCGATTTTTGCCAAGCGTCCTGACTTGGCACCGCCTGGTTACTACGAAGCTGTAGCTGATGCACAAGCGATCAGCGCAAAGCGATACGAGATCCACGGTCGAAAGCGAGCGAAGGGAAGTAACTCAAGCAAACCGCTGACTGAAAGTCGACAGGCTGCTGATGCGAGGAGGAGCAAGTTCCCGTTAATGAAGCACGGGCAGCAGGACTGACTTGTAAACATTCCTAAAAGGAACCAGTTTGGACCTTTTATGGGTTATAGTTGATTCATGGGCACAAGCCCACCACCAACATCTCACCAATGACCTCTATCGAATCCGAACTCGCAGCAGTCAAGCAACTGCTCGCAGAAGCTCAAACTGAATACCAGCATTGCTTTGCACGGGCTGACTGGACCGAGTGCAGCAAGGCAAAGCGCAAGGTTGCTAAGCATATGAAACAGGTTCAGTTCCTGGTTGCTCAAAAACTTGCACTGCGCTGACCATGAGCATTTACACAGAAAACGGTTTTGCTGACAGAGATGATTACCTCAACTGTTTAAGAGACGAATACGGTACAGCCGTTGATGCTCTTATTAGCATTTTGCCTGCCTCAGAAGATTTTGACGGACTTATCACTAGCTTGGAGGATTTAGATCTATGACCACCTACAACATCATCCGCTTTTATCACCCAAACATCGACAAGCCGAACCGCATCATCCAGCGTGGTTTGACACTGGAGCAGGCACAAGCATGGTGCCGGGATCCTAAAACCCGCAAAGATGGCGAATGGTTTGACGGTTACAACGAAGCCTGATCAATGTTTGAAATCTTCTGCACTATTACCGATGACCTTGGAACACGCACCGTCCCAACCGGCTCTGCCGCGTTTCTCGAAGCTGTCGCCTATGACAAGCTCGACATTCTCAGACGTTCCTGTCGCATCGAGGGTGCGACGTTCCACGTCGAATACGTCCCGCAAGCGGACGCGTGGAACAACTACTAAAACGCTGAACGTCGTTAACAACTTCATCTGTTTTCTTTTTGCTGCGACCGTCTTTGCCATGATCGGCATTGAAGCCAGCGGGCATCATGGTTCAACGCATAGCGGCACTCAGGAGGTTCAGCGATGAATCCTTATAACCTGAGCTGGCAAACACGTTTATTGTTTTGGCTGTTATCAAAACGTCCAGATGTGGACGCAATCAATCTGTCTACCCCAACTACACACCTTGAGCGCTGTTTATTGCACACAGCAAAACACCGCTTATGAACTACCGCACTGCAGTCAAATCTGTTCCCAGTGAGCTGATTTTCACTGGCTACGCATGGGAAACTACGCGTGAACACTACTTCCTGCGCCATGCCAACTGGCAAAAAGCAAGTGAAGTGCGTGAGCTACGCAAACTCTATGCTGCACGAATCTGGACTGATGGCGGCATATCCGTTGACCTTGAAGAGGGATTCCAATGACTGAAACGACGACAGTTCCAAAGAACATTGAAGCTGTTCCGTATCGCTGGTTTCAAAGCAAACAAACTGACAGCAACGGCAAAAAGCACGGCGGCAAAGTTGCTGTCATGCACAGCGAGTGCAAAGACTTTGTTGACGTACTGGTTTACGAACCAGACAATGAAGATTGGTGGGCAATCGTGCCTTCTACTGTCCAGATCCGTGCTGCCATCCGTGGTCCAGCACAGAATGGCAATGATCTGATCGCGTGGGCTTTGCCTTTGGCAAATCAACCGTCTGAAACTCAAGCTGCTATCAAGGAGCGCACTTTGACAACGCCAATCATGGATCAAAACAAGAGCGATGCCGAGAAGCGGCAAAAAGAAATGCACCAGGACAAGCTGCAACGCTTGGTGCTAAAAGGTGAATGGCTAGAAAGGTATGAAGCTCAACTCAAGGTAATTCAAAGCGCAGTCGTCAACGCAATGGGTGACTGGTACGACGACGACACTGAGACATGTCACCAGGATGCTATTTTTGCAATGAATGACGCTTTGTCGCTTTTGACCGACATCGTGCGTGATCTTCGCTATGAATGCTTCTGCCCAGATGAGCAGCGCAAAGGCGTGTTGTACTACCACGGCTTCAAAGGCGCTGTAACTGAGGTTGTCAACTTTAACAAGGACAAAGAGTAATGCTGCGTGCTTTGTGGCGTCTGTTTAAACGCATTCTTGCTTTGTTTGGTCGTCTTCTTAAAGAAGACTGCATTACGATTACACCGATGCAGCAGTACATGCTAGACAGTGAAGCTGAGTGGCAGGTTGCTTACTTGGAGTATTGCTGGCAACTAGATCCCACAAGGCACTATCACGAGCAGTGATTATGAGGCATAAAGGAGCAACAGCTCCCGTTGTTTAGCTTGCTGCCTGCGTAGGGGATGCCACTGGTCGGGCTAACTGGTGGATTCGTACTCCCAAGCGCATGAAGCTACAGGTTCCCAGCGAGGACGCGGTGTAGTTCCAAAGGGTGCGTTCTCCCTTTTAGAGGCACCGTGCAAGCAAGCCTTCCTTTTGTAAGTCCTCAACCTTTAATAAGCCAAACCCTTATTAAAGCTTAGCCTGCACTGGCATAAACTACTAACCAACTTCAAATTGCTGCTTAATTAGGCGATGACCATCCTCTGTGACTACGAGATCAAAGCACTCTGCACAGACGGCATGGTGCCCAACTATGACGAAGCGTTAGTCAATCCAGCCAGTCTTGACCTGCGGCTAGGCGACACGATCATGGTTGAATCTGTCGAAAACTTAAACATGCGTCCGCTAAGCATTGCAAATGCAACGGCGGACGACCCTTACCTGCTGCGCCCTGGACAATTCATCCTTGCTCAAACCATTGAAGTGTTCAACATGCCAGAAAACATCGCCGGCTTGTTCTTCTTAAAGTCCAGCCGCGCCCGTGAAGGCTACGAAAACCTGCACGCTGGTTACGCAGATCCAGGCTGGCATGGCAGCGTGTTGACGCTAGAGCTGAAGAACAGCCGTCAGCTACTGCCGCTGCCGCTGTATTCCGGCATGAAGATCGGTCAAATGGTGTTTTTCCGCATGAGCCAGAAGCCTGTACTGAGCTACGCGCAGGTTGGGCACTACAACAAAGATCTGAACACCACCGGCTCGAAGCAGCTGGATCAGCAGGGCTGACCAGTCCTTTTCAATTTGTTTCAGGGGTGGATCGCCCTTGCTTTCCACCCGTTTTGGTGCCATAATGGACCCATGAGGCACAGCGCCTCACGCCCAACGCGTATTCAGTCCCATGATTACCACCACCGCCGTATGGCTCCTTGCCCTACTGCTGCTGCCACTGCTCCTGATCTGGCACTTCAGTAAATCCAAGGCGCAACGCATCAACGAACAACGCCAGCGCGGCTGGACATGGAAGCAGATAGCCGAATACTGGCACTGCTCACCATCCACTGCCCGCCGCTGGGCTATCGCCTAATGTCCTCAAGCCCCCGGCAACGGGGGCACCCTACCCACTGCGTATTCAGTCTCATGACCTACGACCTTACCGCTGCAGAAGAGACCCAGCTAGCACGCGATCTTGCCAGCGATCTTGACGATTACATCACCAACGAACTAGGCGACACGCTGGTAGAACTAGCTGCTGATATCCTCCGCCGTTACGGCAGCGACCCCGGCAGTGACTACGGGCGCGACCTGATCCAAGATCTGACCAACCGCATCAGGATTACCGCCGTATGAAGCACACCGTCCGCCTACAGCGCGGGCTGTACGTCCTGATGGATTCCTACTCTCGCCCATCACTACGCCTCAGCCTGCCTTTTGTTTTCTGCCTAGCAGCAGTCATCACCGCAGGAATCACCCTGCAGTACGTCGAACAACAGCAACAACTCTGTCCTACCGCACAACGTGCACAATGACCACCGCCAAAGATCTGATCAATCAGCTCATCGACTTGCGTGCAGAACGCGAGGAGCTAGACGCCCGCGAAGCATTCCTGAAAGATCAACTGCAAGGTGCCATCGCACTAGGCGAGCTAGACGCACACGAAACTGACGACGGTATCTACGAGTTCGACAACGCCAGATACATCCGCTGCACACGCAATAGCTACAAGCACAGCAAGGAAGCTGAAAAGGCTATTCGCACTATTAAAGAACAAGACATTGATGCTGGACTTGCCCAGCGAAACGTGACAATCTACTACCAGCTTCGTATGACATCTTGAACGATTCCATCACCTTCACCGTCCATGGGCTGCCAGCACCCCAAGGATCAAAGCGGCACATGGGCAACGGTGTCATGGTGGAATCCAGCAAGAATGTCAAACCATGGCGGCAGGACGTTAAGTTCACAGCCCTAGCCGTCAAACCTGCCAAGTGGGACACCGCGCCAGCTATGTCCCTTTCAGTAGTCTTCCGCTTTCTTCGACCATCATCCCACTATGGGAAAAAGAATACCGTTCTCCCGTCCGCCCCCCAGCACTGCACTTCAGCTCGAAATGGCGACATTGAAAAGCTGATCCGCTCTACTAACGACGCCCTTACTGGTGTCCTTTTTGATGACGACCGTCAAGTTGTATCTGTCACCGCTACCAAGCGTTACTGCACAGAATCTGAACAACCTGGCGCTGTTATCACGCTCACTGCGCTAACACCTAACGCCTCATGACTTACCCAAACCTCGCGGGTGTCATCACCAAAGATGATGTATTCCGCAAAGGTACAGGATCCTACGCCGCCGATTACGTTTCGTGGGCACGGATCGCGAATCATCTGCACGCCAATGCACCAGGCTGGCAGTTCGCCCTCATGCAGGACGACTCTGGTAACCACGTTTGGAAGGCACCAGACGGCAGCGGCTACATCATGGGCTACTTCCGTGGTCCTGACGGCGAATCAACCGTCTGCTTCCCGTACCCCTGTCAAGATCACAGGAATCAACCTGTGGCTTTTGAAAAGGTATCCTGCCGCGTTTTAACTGACACGCATCGCCGTGGGTTATGCGCTGCAGCAGCATACTTCTTTAGCCTTGGCTACGAGCTATGGGCACGAGAGGAAGTAGAAGAAGCAAAAGGTGAACCAGCATCAACAACTGTTGCGCCGCCAGCTCCTGCCAAAGCAAAGCCTGTTGCTGCTGCTACAAAGGAAGAACCGGCACCAGAGCTTGACCCCGAAGAACTCCCAATCACGGACAAAGATCTCAAGTCAATCCGTGATCTGTTAGCTGCTGAACCTGTTGTTAAACGCAACAAGATCATCAAGGAGTTCAACAAAGAGTTTGCGGTGCCAGAAGGTGAGCTAATGACTGCTCACATCACGCTCCCTAAACACCTGCTGTTTATCCAGGAGCGACTGTCCACCTAAAACCACGGCAGCACCATGACGGATGAGATGATGCACGCTCAGATGGCAGCAGCTTACGCCGCACAACGCACGACGATAAAGCCTCATCTCCCTGCTGATCTTGAACTACTGCCACCGCATCTGCGCTCGCAGTTAGAACACTTTATGCAGGCACGTCAGTACACACCGCAACAAGCTCTTTCAATTATCCTCTCGAAGTTCTTCGGCTCATGCTCCAAATTACCGCAGTAGGTCATCTCGCCGCTGATCCTGATTTCCGCGAAACAGGTTCAGGCAGAGAAGTCGCAAACTTTAGGCTGCTTGTAAACAAGAAAGTCCAAGACGGTGACATTGTGAACGAAATCAAGTGTTCCGTATGGGGCGCTCGTGCAAAAGTTGCTGTTGACTATTTAAAAGTTGGCTCGCAAATTACGGTCACAGGACAGGCATACATCGAAATGTATGACCGCAAAAATGGAGACAAAGCAGCTTGCCTAAACGTCAATGTCAACGAGTTCACGTTGCCTGCAAGACCTAAGCCTGCAGCCGACGACGATTCAATGCCGTTCTGAGCTGTAACAGCCTTTGCAGACTGGCTCATTCTGCACTACCCTACTCGGGGGCTAACCGCCCCCTTTCTTTTGTCCTGATGTCTGACACGCTGCGCGATTATCTCAATCAGATCGGCAAAATCCCTTTGCTAACCGCCGCAGAGGAGATTGAGTTGGGTCACGCCATTAAACGGATGGATGAGATCTGCAGCGATCATCCAACCAAAGCTGAGCAGCGTATTATCAAAATTGGCAAACGCGCCAAGCAAAGAATGATCCAAGGCAACCTACGTCTTGTAGTAGGTGTCGCCAAGAAATACAAACACTTGACTAATCGCCTTACCATGCCAGATCTTGTGCAGGAAGGCAACATTGGCTTGATCCGTGCCGTAGAACTGTTTGATCCTGAACGAGGTTATAAATTCAGCACCTACGCCTACTGGTGGATCAGACAAGGCATTATGCGCTCGATCCAAGTGCAGGATCGCATGATCAAACTGCCTTCCGGCGCAAGCGATGCGTTGCGTAAAGTGCGCGCCTTCACTCTTGAATACAACCGCTTACACGGAGTCAATCCCAGTATTGAACAGTGCGCTGAATTTGCCAATGTAACGCCACGGGCAATGAAGGATTACCTTGCAGCTTCTATCGACGCTGGCAGCTTAGATGCTCAAGTCAACAGTTCCGGTGAAGCCAGCACCTACATCGAGCTGATCGCAGCACACGATGATCCTGTAGGCGAAGACCTAGAACAGGATACAAAGATCGAGGCGGTTCACCAGGCGTTAGATCACATGAGCGATCTAAGCAGACAGATCATTGAGTTACGACACGGGTTAAAAGACAACAACCCTCGATCCATGCGAGACATCGCCAAGATCCTAGGCATCGCGCAAGATACCACGAAACGTAAAGTTCACATCGCTGAAAACGAAATGAAGCTGATCCTAAGGAAGGGACCGCCAAAAAAGCATTCAACACAGAGCAACAGCTCCAGCTTGATCTGGGGCTGGGGTTAAACCATGCCGGTCAATCAGATCGGACCACCATGTCCTAACTGCAACTGTTTAATCACGAAAGTGATTAAGACATACAGAGACGAGCACAATAACCTAGTCAGACGGCGCAGTTGCATCTCCTGTTCACATCGTTTCTACTCTGCTCAACTAGCTGAACTGTCAATTACGCGGTACGACGTGCAATGGGAAGGCTCGCACGCATCAATCAACTGGTTGACCGTCAAAAAGCCTATGTTGAATCACTTTCACAAAAGCACCAATGAAGCGTGATCGTTTAGCAATCAGCAGGTTTCAGTCTGTGGAAACCTATGTTGACTGGTCAGGGCGTGTTTTTATTCCATACTCGTCTGGGGTAACTATTATTACGCGTGACATTAAAGAGTTGCGCAAGTTTTTAGGTTTAGCGCCGAAAACACCTAGTCGTGATGCTTTGGAGTCTTGGCTGGTTTCACTCGCTGCCATAGACGATGAACGGCAAAGCCGCAAGACACAACAAACGATAGGATTGTCTTCAGAGGTTCTAGAAACGGGTTTCGGTCCTGAGTGTCATCTTGATGAAACTGATCCGAACCATCAGACACGGACTGTGATTTAGCTTTCTCTCCTAAAAAGGCTTCCATCTCTAGCTGAGCAATATGACCTGTCGCCTGCCGTAGCAGTTTGGTGTAATACGCGTTCTGTTTGACTAACGAGAAGCATAACCTAGCAACTTCTGTTGTGTCGCCACAATGAAGCACAGTTCTAGCTTGGCTTTCAATTTGTAGTTCTTCCTCGATGGAGAACTTTACAACCATCCAGTCGCCCCAAGACATAGCTGTAGCGCATATTCCTGCAGGGTAGCCCGATGAAACCACCAAAACTGGAAACGATGGTTACAGCGAACGGACTTGTCTGGGAAATTACCTATGCAGGCATGACGCGACAGTTTAAGCGTGATTATGAAGCGACTGCGTTTTACTATCATTCATGCGAGTGCTACGTGCTGCAGTTAGCGCAACGCAAGCATCAATAAACCCAACGCACTCTTGGTCGTCCTTGCCGACAACCAAGATGCACAAATCCCTTAGGTGCGCCATAGCCTACGCTGTACGGCCAATGTTTGTCGCAATACTCTTGCACCTTATAGATATCAACGCCCTCAATATAAAAATCAACAGCTCCTACATCAGGCGCATCATACAAATGCTCTGAACTGCTAGCACCGCCAACCATACGATTGATGGATGCCGGACGATAGCCGCTCGTAATGATCAGCGGTTTGCCGCCAAAGTGCGCTCGCACTTTTTCTAAAAATTCAGCCAGTTCTGTAGCAGTCTTGATTTGATAATCGGTAGCAAACCGCCGCTCTTCTTGATTAAGGGCAAACTCGCCTATGGCAATGTGCGGCGTCAGTTTGGCACTAAACGGTGATGTAGAACGCAACCTAACTGGCCCCTGCTGCTTTGGCAGCGCACCGCCAGTGAATAGCGCAACCTCATCCTTTCGCCGATTAACAAGCCCTTCAAGCACTTTGCTGCCAGCCTTGTTCCAGCGCGGCAGTTCTTCGATAACAACTTTGTTTGGCTCCTCGCCAGC